GTCACTAAGTATAGCGTTTATTATAGCACTTGTCAAGTTAAATATTAACTATTTTTCAACTTGGCTTCAAATGCCTGAATCTCAGCTTTCGTGTACACTTTGCAAGCTCCATTGTTTTTTCTAGATCTGAAAGCTTGTTTTGGGTTTTGGTGATAACTTTGAAAAGCTTTTACGTTTTTGACTTCCTGAGAATGTTCGCTTCCTCTTATATGTCTTTCGTCTTTCCAGATTCGACTTACTGTGCTTGGGTTGTTCATATTGTTCTCCGTTTGGGTTTTGGGTTGGTGCTTGGTCTGAGTCATTACCCTATCAAATAGTAGACATCTTGTCAAACTAAAAATGAATTATTTTTGTTTGTCAATTAAATCAGTAGTTTGTAAGGATTACCGACTGTCCTAGTTCAGTAGTGCCTTGTAAACCCTTGCGGTTGACACAAACTACAAGGAACGACTACAACCTATATGATAGTATATGTTTGGCATTACATTGCGATACAGAGCGATTTGATAGTGTTTAGAGCGATTTTAATGGTTTTGAGAAAAAACACAGATAAAAAGAACAGACAAGCTCAGAAATTCTCAGGATGATTCAATATATACTCAATCAACTCAGGATTTCTCAGAAATTCTCAGAAAAAGTTTGAATCCGTTTGGTATAAAATATGGAATTGCAAAGTTCGTGCCAAAGTTTCCTGAGAAATCCTGAGATTTATTAGTGTCTACTAACTTTTGTTGTTAGCCTGTGCAACTGCAGCCAATTACATGGTACTAATTTTTAAAATTAGCCAATGCTAATAAAATGGATCGCAGGAATTGAATGGGGGAAACTGCTCCGATCACTATCGATCCACTACCTCAGAATTTTTCTGAAAATATTCTATTCCTTTTAAAGTCGATCCTAAAGTTATATTTCTTTCGTTTAAATTTAGTCTTTACTTTATGTATCTGACTACCTCTGTTTTTAATCCCTGCCATTGGTGGTTCCTGTTGTTAAAGGTTCATATCTATCCGAAGTCTAAGAAAGAAGGAACAATAGGTATTATAACCAGCCCATATCTAGAGTGTCGGAATTGTATATTATGTTAAGTTAATTCATCCAAACAGGAGTTGAGTCTATGTCTTTTTTATTCATAACACCATTTATAAAGTTTTCTATTTCTATATCTAGAAGTTCTTCTTTTCGTGTTCGTATCTCCATTTCAGCATCCGCTGCCATGAAGTCAACCCAGTATTGGACTGCCATTTGTAAAGCATCAAGTCTATCGTCATGGATTAAGGCTCCTTTATCTTTTGTAATCCTTGTCATCTGATGGAATAGCATGTACCTACTCTGAGTTTCCACAGGATAGTCTTGAACTGTCTTATAATCCTTTTCAATAACCTTTGGATCAATCACAAGCCTATGTTGGTTCATGACAGGTTCTAAGGTATCTATAATCCTTTTCTCTTTCTGAACATTACTTCTTATTTCTTCTATAGTAACATTGTGAATCTTTCTAAGAACTGGTTTCAGGAGTTCCATGAACATCCCATCACCAAAGTTAGACTCTATTAGGATAAGGTTTACATCATTACGTTTTGCAATTACAGAAAGAGTCTTTAGGTTATCATCTTTATAACCACCTCTTAATCCTCCGCACTCGGAAACGTATAAGTATCCATTCAGCATCTTTACTACTGCATATCCAGTTTCGTCTTTTCCTCTTCCGCTTGGATCTATGGAAAGAACAGAACCATTGTAAGGTATCCAATCTCCCAGTTTAGTCTCAGGACTATAGAAGAAGTCTCCTGGAAGACCAACATTAGGAAGATCCGATAACTTATTTCTAGGATCTCTTGTCCATACAGGTTTCTCAGGAGCCTTAGTAGAATCTACGCCCATTATTATGAGGTCACTCAACTTTAATGGGTACTTATCTGCATCACTAAGGCTTGTATCTAATTGGAACTGGAGAGCAAATCCTGACCTACCATAGGAAAGTTCTCTTTCAAGAAGGTCTTCGGCATCAAAGCGGAGTGGATCAGTAGGATCTCCAACAATAGAACCACGATCAAGCTTATCTTGAATAAATGGTGCAAGCTTGTTTGAATATCTAATAACTTGTTTTTCGTCAGGATAGCGACTAGGCCAGATCCTAACTTCATAACCTCTTTCAGGAAGTGTTTCATAAAGACTCATTTCTGTTTGAGGAGTACCAAGGTAGACAATGCTACCATCGGGTTTTAGTACTGCATCAAACTCTTTTACTGCTTCTGAAAGTTTATCTCTCATTGTCTGAGTCATTGAGTTATTTGGAACTTCAACATCATCAGCAACTATTATGTCTGCTCTGGAACCTGAAAGTTGTCCAGTGATTCCAACAGACTTCACACTTGGACTATGACTAGCTTGGCAAGGACCAACATCAAATGCTACCTTGCTTTGTCTTTGTCCTTCTCTTGATTTTAGATGGTGTAGTATCGGTAATTCATTTATCAATCTCTGTGTAAAGGTTGAGAAGTCATCAGATCTAACTTTACTTGCGGAAACCACAAGAACTTTAGTTTCAGGATCAAGTAATAATTTCCAACAAACAAATGCAGAAGTGATGTAACTTTTCCCAACTCCTCTGAAAGCTTCAATGACTGCTCTTTTTGGTGAGTTCTGAAGATATTCAGCCATGTCATACTGAACAGGAGTTGGATTAGGTAGACTAAGGTGTTCCCAAACTAGAAAAACAAAGTTCCTAAAGTCCAAAAGAGGATTTTTAGGTTCTTTTTTCTTTTTCATATAGGATTTAGGCTAAAATTATAGGAATAGTTCTGAGAGTGCTCAGATCGCTCTGTATGAGAAGGAAAGGTTAAAGAGATACGAATGGGTTAGGGGTAGTGGTTCTTGTTAATTAAGCCACTATTTGAAGATCTTTTTTTCGTCTTTTTTTGTTTTTTGACATTAAATCTTCATTTTCAAGGAATGTTCCCTTATTATCGGTAGCAGATTTAACATTTCCTTTATTAAACAGGATAGCTTCAGTATACTCACTTTCTCCATGAGGTATACTTTGTTGAAGAACTCCATCGTATCCTAAACTTTGGAAAAATTCAGTGAGTTCTAAACCACTATCTAAAGAATGTAAATATTTTTCAACTTCTAAAGGCGTTTTAAGAAAAACAGCTTCAGATTTTATTTTAGAAATATCTGAACTATGATTAGGATCAATAGGATTAAGAGATTCAAGTTCCATTCGTAATCTTGTTAGACCTTCAGAAACAATTTGAGAATCTCCTTCACTCATAGCAAATGAATCCATTCCAACTTCTCCTTCTGGAGAAACAAGTCTCAAGGGATTATACATTCTCAGGAAAAGCTTATGAACATTTGAGTGTTCTGTAAATTCTCCATCCTGTCCTTTCATGTATTTAGGAAACTCACTTTCTATAGTAGAAGTATACACACCTTTAAATTCGGATCTTTTTGCAGTTTTGGAAGGATCTAAAGTCCCTTTTATTTTATATGGAGTCCCATGTCCAAATACAACTGGTTTTCCTTTTTTATCTACAATTAAACCTTGTTGTCCTGAGCTATTTTTTCCCCATAAATCTAAATTAATTCTCTGTAGGATTGGGTCTTTTATTACTACTTTTCCTGTGTTCTGAGAGAAGGCTTGAATAGGAACATCATGCCATCTTTTTGTTTTCTTATTAAATGTGGCTCTTTTAGGATCTGTAGCATAATCTCTTATCGCTTTTTTTTCGTGTGGTCTGGTATCCCTTATAAAATCTCCCTCTTCATTAGTAATAACTTGTTCTCCTACTTTCGGAGGATTAATTAAAGATACACCTATTCTTCCTAAAGGAGTGGCTTTACCTAGATTTTTTACTGCTTTTGCAGGAAGATTTTTAACAAATTCAGGTAAGTTTTGACCACTAACTACTGTTTCTTTACGAGGATCTACTACTGCATCATTAGCTAGTTCTGGATTATTTTTCCAGAAAAGCTCTTCTTCTGTGATTGGAATTTTTAAATCTTGTTTACTCATGCCCTTCCTTTAAAAGAATCATAAGAGAATTTATCATCAGAAGAAAAGGGCATACTCTTCATAAGTTCTTCTAAAGAGTTACCATCTGTAGGAAGACAAGTAATGTTATTGTCTTTAAGGAATTTTACAGCTACTGCAAGATCTGCAGGTTTTGCTTCTCCTGATTTGATTTTTGTTAGTAGTTCATCTGCTACTGCATCAAAAAGAGAATTTAAAGCTTCATCTTTCATTTTTAATTACACTTACAAGGGTTACAGTTACAATCTTTACATTTACACATATTTATTCCTATAGTCATTAATTGCAGCCTTAATAGCATCTTCCGCAAGAACGGAACAATGAATCTTGACAGGAGGAAGGGAAAGTTCTTTTACTATCTCTGTATTCTTAATAGTTTGAGCTTGTTCTAAGGTCTTTCCTTTAATCCATTCTGTTGCCAACGATGAAGAAGCGATTGCAGAACCACAACCAAATGTTTTAAACTTTGCATCTACTATCTTATCGTTCTTTACTTCTATCTGAAGTTTCATAACATCTCCGCACTCTGGAGCACCAACAAGACCAGTACCGATAGAATTACTCCTACTATCCATAGAACCAATATTCCTTGGTTTCTCATAATGCTCTAGAACTTCTTTACTGTAAGACACCTAGTAACTCCATATCCAGGGCCGATTATCGGCTTCAATTGTGTCAAGATGTATGAACCTTGAAGAATGCTCATTCTTTTGAGAAATTCCAATTCCTTTCCAAACACTTGAACGTATCATGGCAAAGCTCAGAACTTCGTGAGCAAACTTACCAGAACAGAGAATGTCTATTGCTTGTCCAGTAGTGTGAGGACCATTAGTACCTGAAGAACTAACCTTCTGATTATGAACTGAACATCTATAAGCACTTGAGAGTTTCAAAGGTTTTCCTAAAGCTTCCCTGAGTTCTTGTAAGGCATCTAAAGTCTTCTGATCGAACTTGTTCTCTCCGCAATGTGAGCAGGATAGTTCTTTGCTACTAAAGTTTTTACTTGATATTCCCATGTTATGTAGATTCTTCTATAGTAAAAGGTGGTTCACTTGGACAAATTAGTTTCATTTTCATTCCTAGTTGTTTGGACTCTTCTGGAGTTAGTGCTGTTACCTGTTCAGGAGTAAAGGTACTTCTCATGTGATCCACGTAGCAGTCGCACAATCTTACTCGTTCTACTTGAGGTACATTAGGTGCAACCCTTTGGAATTGAGTAGCACACATAAACCACATAGCTCTTATCTTATCAGTAGAGAACTTTATCTCGTCCCTTGGGAAGACTTGAGTACCCATCAACAGGAGTAATCCAGTTAGTAAAAACTTCATTTACCTACGGACTGCTTATAACTTGCAAGTATCTGATCGTCTAAGGTATTATCCGTAGATTTTACAAGTCTCTCTAACAGAATAAGGCAAACCTCAGTTAAAAGCTTCTCACTTAGCATACTCATACAGAGTGCCTTCACGGTTCCACCTATTACTGGTGCTAATAATCCAATCATAATTATCCCTTTCTTGTTGCTTGAAGCATTTCAAGCTGTTTGGTTGCTTCGATTTCTCGTTCTATGTTTTCAAGACGAGTGTTTACACTTCCCATATTGGAAGAGCATTCCTGACTTATCTGAATAAACTTATTAAAGTTTTCTTCTTGTGCAGTTCTATTGTATTTATCCGTCCTATACGTCCAGAAGAATAAAATTAGTATGATAGCTCCTGAGAAACCCTGAGCAAG